TCAGTCCGCCGGCGGCTTCGCGATCCGCGTCATCAAGGACTACGACCCGCTGTACGTCCGCGACCGCTGCATCGGCAGCTCGTGGATCGGCAGCGACGTGGTCAAGGATGTCGGCACCGTTGACGTCAACGGTCAGTTCAAGCCCCCTACCGTCGACCTTCCCGGCGCCCCGATCCTCGTCCGTGCCGTGAAGCTCACGCTCGGCGTCTAACCCACAACCCAAACAGCGCCGAGGCCGTGGGCTTTCTCAGTCACGGCCTCGGCGCACGCAATGCATTCACGGGAGGTGATCTATGAGATACCACGTCTACACCGAAGCACGGCACCCGACCGGGGCCGTCGCCGCCGGGCACTCCCTGACCGTCTACGACGACGCGGCCAGGACCATCGAATCGGACATCTATGCGGCGGCGTCCGGCGGCAGCCCGTTGGCGAATCCCTGCGTCGTGCCCGCGACCGGAATCGTCGACTTCTGGGCGACAGTGCCCGAACCCTACGTGGTAGCGAGCGGTGACGCGACGCCGAGGCCGCTGTCGATTGTGGTGGCGACCCCCGGTGACATCGGGGCACTAGGGCTTAATAGCAACGACGTAGTGACCGGCACGCCAACATTCGCCAACGCGATGTGCGTCGGCGCATTGCCCATTGCTTTTGCGAGTCCTGTCGCTACTAGGAGCGCGGGAGTAGGCTGCGACGCCACGTCCCTGTTCATCCAACTATTCGATACGGCACTCGGTGGGGCGTTCACCCCCGACCGTCTCAACGTCCAGACGACATCTCCGGGCCGGGTGCAAATGGGCTCCACAGCCTCGGCGAGCATGGACGACGCCGGAACGCCATTTTTCATGCTGGCCGCCGATAACGTCGACCCCAATGAGGACTGTTTCCATCTGGAGTTCCCCGACGGGCAGGTGGGGAGCGTCCTGAATATCCACCCCCGCGCCCTCCGCTTCCCGAGCCGTGTTGGGTTGGTCGATGACATTCTGGACCTCGACCCGGCCGGGAATCTGACCACCTCTGGGGGACTTACTGCTGGAGGCGACGTGCGGGCTGACGGGGACTTCGAGCCTGCGAAGAACAACGAGTCGCGAGTGGGCAGTGCGGCTCGCGCCTTCAAGACCGTGTATCTGAGTGATGGAGACGACACTTGGGCGCTCACCATTGACTCTTCCGGCGCCGTCACCACAGCAAAGCTCGTCGTCAACTACTGCATGTACCCAAGCTGCGAACTGGACTCGAACTCGGATGGGCTGGCTGACGGATGGACCCTAGACAACACGGATGTTGCCGGCACCCCCGTATGTTCCATCGTGGCCGCTCTCGGAGCCAATGGCTCATACGCGCAGCGCGTCCAGTACACCGGCGTATCTGGCGACACGAATCAAAACCTCTACATCCTCAGCTACGGCCCCGCCGGATCATTCGCCCCCGGCGACCCAGTGAGCGTGAGCCTTCTGGCAAAGGGTTCCGCAACAGGAGTGAAGGTCGAGTTGAGATGCCTTGCCCAGAACTGGGGCGGCGGCGCATTCGACGGGGACGGTAACCGGCATATCGACCTCACGGGAAGCGCCGTCCGCTACGAAGAGATAGGCGGCACCATGCCGGCCGGGACGACCTCCTGTACCACTTTTATTATGGTCTCCGGTATTTCAGAGGGCGACACGCTCGACATAACCATCGACGACATCCTGCCCGTGAAAGCGTCCACCGCCCCCGCCTACTTTGACGGTCGTTCGGAAGGTGCCGAGTGGGACGGTCCTGTCGACGCCAGTATCAGCGTGCAGGGGTGATGAGATGACCATCTACGTACCCACCGGCGAAGACGACATCGACGTTGTCATGAGCTTTGTCAGCTTCGACGAGTTCCAGGTCCGCTATGAAAACACCATCCCGGCAGCCGACGAAGAGCGGGTCGGCGCTCTCCTTGACGACGCCTGCGCCTTGGCAGCGGACATCACGGGGACCACATACGCAGTCGTCGACAACGTGGCGCCCGAAGTACCCGGGGCCATCACGGCGACGGTCTGCACAGTCGTGCGGCGCGCCTACGAGAACCCTCTGGGGCTCGGCGGGGAGACCATCGGCGACTACAGCTGGCGCGTGTCGGCGGGCAGCGATGCCGGCGTGTACTTCACCCCGACGGAGAAACAGACCATGCGCCTGGCCGCCGGAAAGTCGAGTGTCGGGACTCTGGAGCTTCAAGGCATGCTGCCGGCCGTCGATGCTGCCCAGTTCGTCACCGTCGCCGGGAGCAACGAGCCCGTTCCGTGGTTCGCCTACGAAGATTTGCTGTGAAGACGCTCCCCCGCAGCCTGCGCCGAGACTCGATAACGGTCGAGAAGCTTCTCGGCGAAGGCGGCGACGGAACCCTGTACGAAGACCCGCTCACCGTGCTCGGCAAGGTCTCCTACCAGCGCCAGTTGGTACGCGACGCAGCGGGCGCCGAGACCGTCTCCGAAGTCACCGCATACGTCCACCCCGACGACGCGGAGCCGTTCGTCCCTGGGGCTCGCGTCGTGATTGACGGCTCCATCACCTACGTCATCACGGCTGGTCCACAGGGGCGTCCCGGCGAGGCCGTGCAGGTCAAAGTCACATGCAAATGACAACTCAGGAGGTTTGACCGATGCCTTGGTACAAGCTGCCGCACTCAAACCTCGTCATGTGGTTTGACCAGAAGATGCCGGACCTGAAGCCGGGCAAGAAGCCGGGCGTCAAGCACGTCAAGCCCGCGCCCAAGCCCAAGAAAGAGACTGAGGCCACGTGAGCCTTTCCAGCATTGTTGTCCGCGCAGACCACACAGCCGCGGTCAAGGCGAGGATGCACGCCGCCGCAGCCGCGGCGCTCAAGGATGCAGCCGACGAACTGTTGCGCGTTGCCACCCCGGACGTGCCCGTGTCGCCCAATACCGGCGGCGGATTCCTGCGCGACTCCGGCAAGGCAGAGGTCGACGAGTCTGGACTGCGCGCCCAGGTCTCATACGTCGGCCCATCCGACAAGCCGTTGCTCCCGGTGTGGGTGCATGAGGACACGACGGCCCCGCACACGACCGGCCGCGCCAAGTGGTTGGAAATGGCCGCCAAGGAAACCGCCAAGCTACTCGGCGTCAAAATCGGCGTGAGCATCAAGGGGAAGATGGGATGATTTCGCGCGCCCTCGCCAAGTACCTGGACGATGAGACGCTAGTCACCTACTCACAGGCATCCGGCGGCGACTGTTTCCTCGAGCACCTGCCGGACACGCCGGACGTCGACGTGATGATTCTCTCGACGGGCGGCAACCCGACTCCGGCCGCGGCCACGTGGGGCTACGACGAGCCCACCGTGCAGATCATGGTGCGCGGCGCGCCGAATGACCCGGTGACCCCGCAGGAACGCGCTGTGGCCCTCTACAACGCCCTCCAGGGGCTGCGTTACACCGTGCTCGACCCCGGCGGCCCCGACGAGGTCTCGCTCATCGTCTGCGAGTCGTCCCAGACGGCGCCCGTCAACATCGGCACCGACCTCAAGAACCGCTACCGCTACACGCTGAACTTCGCCCTGCACGTCAGGGCACTCACCGCCCACCGAGACTAGTGGGCCGGCGGCCGTTTCCGCGACCGCCAGCCCGGTAGACCAGCCCAGCAGAACCACTGAGAACCACCAGACATAGAGGAGCATAACATGCCCGGCACGCCCGACAAAGTTCTGAGCAGAGACTTCAAAATCGCAGTGAACACCGGCACCGTCGAGACGCCCGTCTACACGGACATCGGCGGCCTCGACGAAGACGGTATCGCCCAGGCCGTGTCAAGCCGCACGGTCGACTACATGGACGCCAACGACAACGGCGTCGCCAAGCCGGTCCGCATCGGCCTTGGCTACACCTACTCCCTCAAGGGTGCCCGCATGGAGTCCGTCGTTGACGGCGTGCGCGACCCCGGACAGGCGGCCGTCGAGGCGACGCAAGACATGACCGGACTCGCCGGCATGTTGATGTACCAGATCACCAGCCCCGCCGCCACGACCCCCGAGGTCGTCACATTCAGCGCCACCGCTGAGGTCAACGCGATGGGCGGCGGCGACAAGACTGCCTGGACCGCCACGCTCCAGTGCTTCGGCACGCCCCTAAGGTCGTAGGGGTGCCCGGCAAGTACATCGACGCCGAGCAGGCGCTGGCCTCGCTCGACCAGACCCCCGTCACGCTCAAGAACTTCCAGGGCCGCGACTGGGAACTGTTCTCAGCCATGCCCGCCAAGCCCGTATTCAACATCCTCCTGCGTGAGGCTAGCGGCCACGCGCAGGAGGAGCTGGGCGGCGGCGAGTTGCTCAGGATGCTGGGCGAGATGGTGCCGGCGGAGGTCTTCGATGCGTGGCTTGAGGGCGGCATGACGACCGACCAGGTCGTCGTCCTGATGGACGCCATCATGGCGGCCTACAACGGCGCCGGCGCGAGCGAAGAGGGGGAAGCCGAGGCCCCCAAGAAGGGGCCTATGCGTTCCTTGAAAACTGGGTCGCGGTAGAGGCTGACTTTGCCCGCGAATACTCAATGGACCTGCTTCACGAATTGGACGCCGGCATGAGCTGGCGGCGCTTCCGTGCGCTCCTCGCCGGGCTGTCAGCCGATTCGGTGTACGGCTACGCAATCCGCCGGGGCACGGCGTCCAGGCCGCTGACCGCGGCCGACGCGCCGGCGTACTTCGCAAGCTTCCCAAAGGCAGGTGAATGATGGTAGTTGCCGACCTGATGGCCAAGCTGGGCCTCGACACAAGCGCATTCGACCGCGGCTTGGATGGAGTTACAAGGAACAGGGGCCTCGCGAACCTCGGCGGGCAGCTGACGAGGAGCATCACCCTGCCGATTGCCGCGGCCGGCGCCGTGTCTGTCAAGATGGCCGCCGACTTCGAGGCATCGATGACGCTCATTCAGACGCAGGCCGGCGGGACTGCCAAGGACGTCAAGTTCCTTAGTGACGCCGTCCTCAACATGAAAGACGTCCAGCACGGCCCCAAGGAACTTGCCGACTCGCTCTACCACCTCAAGTCCGTGGGCATGGACAACGCGCATGCGATGGATGCGCTGACCGCCTCCGAGCACCTCGCATCTGTCGGCGGTAGCGATCTTGAGACTACCACGAATGCCGTCGCGAGCGCGTTCAAGTCTGGCATCTCCGGGGCGCAGAACTTCAACCAGGCCGCGGCTACCATCAACGCGACCATCGGCGCCGGCAACTTGCGCCTGGAAGACTACGTGTCCGCCATGGGCACCGGCATCATGGTCAACGCAAAGCAGGCCGGGGCCTCGCTGACAGACGTTGGCGCCGCCATCGCCATGTTGACCTCGCGCGGCATCCCAGCAACGCGCGCGGCCATGTCCCTCAAGATGGCGTTCGCGGCCATGGCAGCGCCGACAGACAAGATGTCAAAGGTGCTCGACGATATCGGGCTGAAGCAGTTCGACCTCGCCAACGCAATACGCAAGGGCGGCCTGCCCGCCGCCGTCAATCTGCTGAAAGACCACCTGGACGGGCTCTCCAAGACGGCGCAGACCGCGGACCTCACCAAGATGTTCGGGGCGAAGTCGTCTCAGGCGATTTTGACCCTGATAGCCAACACGAAAGACTATGCCAGAGTCCAGAAGCAGATCGTAGACAACGCGACCAGCGGAGCGTTCCAAAAGGCGATTGAGGCGCAGGGCGAGGACGCCGCCGCAAAGTGGAAAGAGGCACTAGCGAATCTGAGCAAGGCTGCGGTCAGAATCGGCGACGTGCTGCTGCCGGCTGCCGCGAATATCGCTACGGCGGTCGGTAAGGTCGCCGGGGCGCTCGACGAACTAGGCCCCGCGGGAACGACAGCCGTCGTCGCATTCGCTGGGGTACTCGCCGCCGCCGGCCCCGTGCTCACCATTATGAGCAAGATTTCCATGCTCAGGATGGGGAAGGCGCTGAGCGGACTCGGCGGGGGCGTCCCCGTGGTAGTTCCGGGCGGCGCTGGAGCGGCGGCCGCAGGCGGAGGCGGAGCGGCGGCAGGTGGGGCGGCCGCGAAGGGCCTCGGAACCGTCGCCGTCAGGTTCGTCCCCGCAGCAGGTGCCGCTGCCGGCATCACCACGATCTTCGTAACGGGCCTGGACGCTGGACTCAAGCAAGCCGCGGCGAACAGTACCGCCAAGAAGTCATTCTGGCAGGACTTCTTCAGCACGTCAGGCGCCATACTCACAGGCCCGGGCGACTGGTTCAGCAAGCTGATGGGCAACGACAAGCCGTTTCTGACCAAAGTGCAGCAGGATGTCAAGAATGCAGCCGAGGCCACCGGCGATGCCATGTCGAAGCTCGGCGCCAAAGCCGCCACCGCCACCGGCCCCGCATTCGACCGCATCCGCGAAGAGATGACGAACATTCAGAAGCTTACTGACAAGGGCTTCGAGTTCGGCGACATCAAGGGGAAGCACACCGATTCGCAACTGCGCAGCATCCGCGACCGCATCATGTCGACGTTGCACGTTACGAAGAAGCAGGCCGACACCATCATGGCGAGCCTGTTCAAGGACTGGCGCCCGCAGAATACCGTAATGCCGAAGATCAATGCGGCCATGGCCGCCGCCGAGGCGCGCATGGACAAAATGCGGGCCAACGCGAATCGCCAGATACAGATGGGCAACGTCAACAACACGGCGCTCATCAACTCAATCAGCCAAGTAACTGGTGCCTTCAACAACATGGGCTCGGCGGCGCGCACCGCCGGAGACGCTGCTGTCAACGCGCTTTCGCACGGCTCCTATCGCGGCCACTTCGCGGGAGCCACCGGAGCCGTCGTCACGCGCCCCACATTCGCGCTCATTGGCGAGTCCGGCCCCGAGGCAGTCGTCCCGCTCAACACCGCAGACGGCGCCAGCGCGCTCAGCGGATCGTCCCGCGGCAGCGATGGCAGCAGTAACGTTACCAACCTCACCTTCGGCAGCGTCAGCGTCGTTCTCCCGCCCGGTGACTACGGGGACTCCGAAGACGCTGGCTCAGCCGCCGCCGACGCCTTCATGCAGCGCACCCGCGAGATCGCGAGGGGTTACTAATGGCCGTACTGCTCGCTCAGCTGCCCGGGCCGATCAATCTGCGGCTCGTGCTCAGCGACCTCAAGTTCGCCGATATCCTCCAGGACCTCGTGACCGCCAAAGGCAACCGCTCCGGCGTGCCGCGCGTCTTGTCCGTCGACCACAACGAAACCCGCGAACTGGCCGGCACGCTGCACCTCGAGGGCGCGAGCAAGGACGACGCCATCGCGCAGATTCGGGCCATCAATTCCCTCGTCACGGTCGGCACGACGCTCACCTTGCAGTCGACAGGCGCGACGGGCGCGGTGACTCTGAACGTCCTGCCGAGCCGCGGAGCATCGCAGCCGCTGGACGAGCTCTTCGAGCTTGACGGAGCCCCCGTCCTGGCGAGTTGCGCGTTTTCCTTCACCTGCGAGCCCTACGCCTACGGCCCCACGCAGATCGTCTACAGCCAGTCCGTCACCCTGCCGAACGTCATTAACATCGACGTGCCGGGCGATTACCGGACGCCGCTGAACATCGCTTTCAACCCCACCAGCGACGCGGTTCACGCGCTGTACATGGGCATGCTGCCGAATCAGACGACGCCGCTACTCTCGCTGCTCAAGCCTTCGTGCTACGCGGCATACAGCTACATCGGCACGATTGCCACCGGAAACCCCGCCCATGTCAACCTGCCGGGGCACGGACTCACCACGGGCCAGACGGTGGAGTTTTGGAACGGGGGTACGACCCCGGCCACCAACGGCATCCCCTACGTCGTTACGGTTCTCGACGCGAACAACTTCACCATCCCCGTTGCCGTCACGGCGGGGGGCTCCGTCAACGTGACCCGGTTCACGACGCCGAACACGGGCGTGCAGGTTGTGACGGGTGCCCATACGGGCGCCTATGGCGGCCGTGCGTCGAACTACGGCGGGGGCACGGCGTGGGCGAGCTGGCAGATCGACGACCGCCTGTTGCCGCCGGGGACGTA